CAATGCACAGATCGCCGCCTCCAACTGGCACTTCAACGACATCGACAACCGGATCCGCAAGGCAGGCTACGACCGCTATGTGGGCCAGACGATCGGTGGCACCCCGGTCACATGGGATGGGATGCGAGCCATGGCTCACCTTGGTGGCTTCGGTGGTCTCTCCAAGTTCATCAGCTCCGGTGGAGCCAATAACCCGGCAGATGCCTTCGGCACCTCCCTCAGTGCCTACGGCACCACACACAGCAGAGGTTGAACATGCTCCCGAACCATGAGCTCTCGGACGAAGAACTGCTCGATGCCGAAGACGATCTGAAAGAAACCCAGGGTCCTGGGAAGCTGACCGACTGGAAGAACGAGCCGTCGGTCCAGACCCTGAAGGAAGATCTGGAGATGGCCAAGCCGGCACATGATGCCCAGGTCATCAAGATCAAGAAGTGGTTGCAGCTCCGGGAAGCCAAGCGAAAAGCCAAGGATAAGCTCAAACCGAACCGCTCGACGATTGAGCCGAAGCTGGTCCGGCGTCAGAACGAGTGGCGGTATGCCCCACTGTCGGAGCCGTTCCTGTCGTCGGAGAAGCTGTTCAACGCCACACCCAAGACCTTCGAGGATTCGAGGATCGCCCGGCAGGACGAGATGGTGGTGAACCACCAGATGCGGACCAAGCTGAACCGGGTGAAGTTCGTCGATGAATATGTCCGCACCGCGGTCGATGAGGGCACTGTCGTCGTGCGACCGGGCTGGTTGCGGGACAGCCGCATGGTTCAGAAGGAGGTCCCGAGCTTCTCCTTCTTCCCGGTCGATCCAATGGATCAGCAGACCATGCAGATGCTCCAGCAGGCGATGCAGATGATCACCGAGAACCCCCAGGGGTTCGAGGATCTGGCGCCCGAGATGCAGGAGGCAGCCTATTACTCCCAGGAGATGGGCGCCCCGTTCTTTGCCCAGCAGACCGGGACCACACTGGTCGAGGAAGAAGAGGTCATTCGGAACCATCCGACCCTCGACATCATCGACTATGAGAACGTCTACATCGACCCGAACTGCAACGGGGATCTGGACCGGGCCAACTTCGCCGTCGTGAGCTTCGAGACCTCGAAGGCCAAGATGCTGAAGGACGGTCGCTACAAGAACCTCGATCAGGTGAACTGGGCCAATGCTGCTCCCCTGTTCAATGCCGACCATGCCACCTCGATCATGAACGCGAGCCACCAGTTCAAGGACGATCTCCGCAAGGTGGTTGTGGCCTATGAATACTGGGGCTTCTACGATGTCCACGGCAACGACACGTTGGTCCCGATCGTGGCCACATGGGTCGGGGACACCATGGTTCGGATGGAGGAGAATCCCTACCCGGACAAGAAGATCCCGCTGGTCGTGGTGCCCTATATGCCGATCCGCAAGTCGGTGGCCGGGGAACCGGATGCCGAACTACTCGAGGATAATCAGGCCATTCTGGGGGCACTGACCCGTGGGATGATCGACCTGTTGGGCAAGAGCGCCAACGGTCAGACCGGCTTTGCCCGCGGCATGCTCGATACGGTGAACCGCCGTCGTTACGACTCCGGGCAGGATTACGAGTTCAACCCGAACGTCGGGCCGGATCTCGGGATCCACCAGCACAAGTATCCCGAGATCCCCGGCTCTGCCATGACGATGCTTCAGCTCCAGAACCAGGAGGCTGAAGCCCTGACCGGGGTCAAGGCCTTCTCGGGTGGTCTCTCAGGCGAGGCCTATGGTGAGGTGGCTGCCGGGATCCGCGGGCTTCTGGATGCGGCCTCCAAGCGGGAGATGTCGATCCTGCGTCGTATGGCTCAGGGCATGGAAGAGATCGGCCGCAAGCTGATCACCATGAACCAGCTCTTCATGACCGATGAGGAGATCACCCAGATCACCAATGAACCGGCGATCCGGGTCAACCCGGAAGACCTGCGGGGCGAGCACAACATCGAGGTGGACATCTCGACGGCCGAGGTGGACGAAGCCAAGGCACAGGATCTGGGCTTCATGCTGCAGACCCTCGGGCAGACACTGCCCTTCGAGATGACCCAGAAGATCCTCTCGGAGATTGCCCGTCTGAAGCGGATGCCGGAGCTGGCCCATTCGATCGAGAACTTCCAGCCGCAACCCGATCCGGTGGCCGAGAAGATCAAGCAGCTCGAGGTCGCCAAGATCGAGGCGGAGATCGCCGAAGAGCAGGCCCGTGCCGCACTGGCCCAGTCCAATGCTGCCCTTGCCCAAGCCAAGATCCAGGAAACCATGGCCCGTGCTCGAGCCCTTGGTTCGGATGCCGACATGAAGGACCTCGACTTCATCGAGCAGGAAACCGGCACCAAACATGCCCGCGATATGGACAAGCTCGGCCAGCAGGCCAAGGCGAACCAGATGCTCGAGATCACCAAACGGATGCTCGAGCCAGGGGATGGAGACAGTCAGGCCATGGACCTCGGTCAGGCTCTGAAGGTGCGGGCAGCGGGAGACCTGTTGACGTGATGCAGAAAAACCACATAAGATTGCCACACCACACCACACCAAACCCCACCTGGAGCAAAAAATGAACCCCGAACTGCAAGAAGTCGAGATCCGCATCGAAGACGCCAAGGCGGCGGTGAAGCGGAAGCAGGCTCTCGAGAAGCTCGCAACCAACCGCGAGTTCAAGGCCGTGATCCTGGAACACCTGTTCAAGGAAGAGCCGCAGCGCCTGGCTGCGGTCATCGCCGAGCCTGGTCTCGTGCAGCACCGCGCCGAGATCATCTCGGAGCTCGACATGATCTCGAAGCTGCAGCAGTTCTTCCGTCGCATTGAGCAGCAGGGCGCCCTGATGGAAGAAGAGCTGAAGATGCTCGACGAAGCCCGTGACGAACTCCTGGCGGAGGCCGCTGCAGAATGAGTGGCATCGACCTCGCCTCGATGTCCGACGAGGACATCATGAACATGATGGAGGCTCCTGAGGCGGCACCCGATACGGGTGCTGCTCCTGAGCCGGAAGTTGATGATCTCGTCGAGACTGGCGAGGTCGAAAACGGTGAACAGTCTGAGGCACCTGTAGAGACCGGCGACCAGCCGGGCGCGGAAGGTGCCGTCGAGGATCTGGCCGATGGGGAGGTGGGTGATACCCCTCCCAATGGTCAGCCGGTCACCACACCGAAAGCAGCTGCCGAGGGGGTCACTCCTCCCGCCACCACGGAAGCTGTTCAGCCTCAGGCCCCTGTGACCGCGGGTGCGCCTGAGGCTGTCAATTACGAGGAAGCCTACAAGAAGATCATGGCTCCCTTCCGGGCCAATGGCCGTGACTTCACGCCGAACTCCCCAGAGGAGGCTGTTCAGCTGATGCAGCTTGGTGCCAACTACACCAAGAAGATGCAGGGTCTGAAGCCCCATCTGAAGATGATGCGGATGCTCGAGACCAACGGGCTTCTGCAGGAAGAGAAGATCAGCTTCCTGATCGACCTTGAGAAGAAAGATCCCAAGGCGATCCAGAAGCTCCTCCACGATGGCAAAGTCGATCCGATGGATCTCGATGCCACCGCCGCGCCTGATTACAAGCCAGGGAACCACACGGTCTCAGATCATGAGATGCAGTGGCAGGAAGTCATTGACGACCTGTATTTGTCCGATGAGGGCAAAGCCACTGTCGCCCATGTCCACAAGACCTGGGACCCGGTCAGTAAACAGGCCGCCTACACCGATCCCAATATCCTGAGGGTCATCGACCAGCAGCGATCCAATGGCATCTATGCCACGATCACTTCTGAAATCGAGCGCCGGAAGATCCTGGGTCAATTCGGCTCTACCCCGTTCATCCAAGCCTACAAGGAAGTCGGAGACGAACTCTTCATGGCGGGCAGACTCGTGCCAGCTGGATCGGTGCCTGCAGCACCGACACCCGGCCCGGCAGCGTTGCAGCCCCAACCAGTGGAGACTCGTCCCGCTCGTCCTCGTGCGCCGACTGTTTCGAGGGATCAAGTCCGCGGAGTCTCACCGGCTCCCGGCAGCACTGCTCGGGCAACGCCACGCCCGGCACTCGACCCGTTTGCCATGACGGACGAGCAGATCTTGGCGATCCCCACGAAGTTCTGACACGAGGAGAGGTCTAAATGCCCCAACGCTACAACAACCCCGCAGGCGGCTCGCCCGCTTCGATCGAAGGCAACACCAACAACAAGCAGATGAATGAGTTCTTCTGGCAACGGAAAGCTCTCATCGAAGCCGCCAAGGAGATGTATTTCTCCCAGCTGGCCGAGGTGACTTCGATGCCGAAGCACTACGGCAAGAAGATCAAGCTGCATCACTACCTGCCGCTGCTGGATGCTCGCAACATCAACGACCAGGGCATTGACGCAGCTGGCGCCACCATCCTCACCACGGATTGGTTCGTCTCCTTCCCGCGCCCGGTGCTGAACGTCGCCAACGCTGCCAAGGCTGCTGCCGTCACGGCGATCAACGCCAACGTCGGTGACACCGTTGTTGCCGTTGCTGGTGCTGACGACTCGGCTGGTGCCGGCCGTGCCAACATCACCCTGACTGGCCCGCTGCTTGCGCGCTATGCTTCGGGTGCTGAGAAGGATGCTGTCGTCGCTCTCGGCGTCGGTGCCGTGGCAACCGCTGGCTCGGGTAACCTCTATGGTTCCTCGAAGGACATCGGCACGATCGACGGCAAGCTGCCGGTGATCGGTGAAAACGGCGGGCGTTACAACCGCGTCGGCTTCACCCGTCTGCAGATCGAGGGCTCGATCCACAAGCTGGGCTTCTTCCGTGAGTTCACCCAGGAATCCCTGGACTTCGACTCGGACGAGGAACTCTACGCTCACACGAGCCGCGAGATGGTCACGGGTGCGAACCAGCTGACCGAAGCCGTGCTGCAGAAAGACCTGCTGTCGGGTGCCGGTGTTGTCGTCTTCGCAGGCGATGCAACCTCGGTGGCTGGCATCACGGGCGCCGATGAAGCGGCCGAGCCGTCGGAAGTCGTCTATGAGGATCTGTCGCGTCTGCACCGCATCCTCAACGACAACCGCACCCCGACCAAGACCACGGCCATCACCGGCTCGCGGATGATCGACACGAAGACCGTCGCACACGGCCGTGTGATCTACATTGGCTCGGAACTTCAGGCCACCGTCGAGGGCATGGTTGACCAGTTCAACAACCCGGCCTTCATCCCGGTCCACAAGTATGCGGCTGGCGGCACGACCTTGAACGGCGAGATCGGCTCGGTGGGCCACTTCCGTTTCGTCGTGGTTCCCGAGATGCTGCACTGGGCAGGCGCTGGCGCTCTGGAGCAGACCAACCCCGGCTACATGGCCACGGGCGGTCGCTACGACGTGTTCCCGATGCTCTGCATCGGCGAAGGCTCGTTCACCACGATCGGTTTCCAGACCGGCGGCAAGATGATGAAGTTCAAGATCATCACCAAAATGCCGGGCGAGGGCACTGCCGATCGCACCGACCCCTTCGGTGAGACGGGCTTCAGCTCGATCAAGTGGTGGTATGGCACCATGATCCTGCGCCCGGAACGTCTGGCCGTGATCAAGACCGTCGCCCGGATCTGATCCAGCGACTGAGGAATAGGCCGGGGTTTCCCGGCCTATTCACACCAAACCAAATCACACCCGAGGGAACACCGAATGAATGACGTGACCGACATGACCAGCCAGGTGGATGAGAGCGACATCAACGCTGATGAGGGCGAAGACGAGGGGGCTACCCCTGACGAGCTGACCCTGCTGAAGGAACGTGCCCGCTCCATGGGCCTGCAGATCTCCCCGAAGATCGGCCTCGAGACCCTCCGTAAGAAGATCAGCGATCACCTGAACGATGTCCCCCCGACGCCGGAAGGGGCTACCACAGATCCTGTGGCTCCGGCCGTGAACCGTTCGCCAGGCTACCTGAAGGCACAGCGCCGCAAGAAGCTCATCGAGGAGAACATGCGGCTGATCCGTATCCGGGTGACCAACCTGAACCCGGACAAGCGCGACATCCCCGGTGAGTTCTTCACCTTCTCGAACAAGTATCTCGGGGTCGTGACCAAGTATGTTCCCTTCGGCGAGATGACGGACGAGGGCTACCACGTCCCGGTCTGCATCTACGAGATGATGAAGGAGCGTCGCTTCCTTCAGAAGAAGTCGAAGGTCGATCCGAAGAACCCGGCCAATGTCACCCTCGAGACCCGTTGGGTCAACGAGTTCGCCATGGAAGTTCTGCCGCAGCTGACCGAGACCGAGCTGAAGCGTCTGGCGCTGCAACAGGCTGCTGCTGCGGGGCAAGCTGAATGAGCGGCCCCATCGCACGGAAGTTCATCCTGGCGGCCGCTGTTCTGGCCCATGAGATCAACCGCGCCTATTGCCGGGGCATCGGTGACTACAGTCATCTGCCATGGGATGAGGCACCGGAATGGCAGAAGACCTCGGCCATCGCTGGCGTCGAGGCCATGGCAGCCAATCCGAGCCATACGCCCGAGCAGAGCCATGAAGGTTGGTTGGCCTTCAAGGAAGCTGACGGGTGGACCTATGGCCCGGTCAAGGACCCGGACATCAAGCAGCATCCCTGCATGGTTCCCTACAACCAGCTGCCGCCTGAACAGCGGATCAAGGATGCCCTCTTCACCACGGCCGTCCGCACCGCTCTGAACGTGCTGCCGGTGGAGAAGGGGCCTACCCGGCTGACCCCGGACCATCTCAAGGCTCTGGTGGAAAGCGAGACCTATCTGCCCGATGGCACACTGACCGTCTGTGTGCTGCGGCTGACCAATGGTTCGCAAGTGGTCGGCTATTCCAACGTGATTGCTATGACCAACTTCAATGCCGTGATGGGCCGCAAGGTCGCCTTCGACAACGCCTTCAACAAGATCTGGGAACTCGAGGGCTATGCCCTGAAGACCCGCGGCGTCTGAACCACTGAGCTCTCCGACGAGGATATACCATGCCGACGACACCTACCTCCACCGAAGCCGGCACCCTTGCCGGGGAGCTCTATACCCTCCTGACTGCTGACCAGGATCTGACCCTCCCCGCGGTCGATTTTACCGACCCCGAGTTCCAGATCCCGGACAGCTCGATTGTCGATGTTCCCTCCCTCACCGAGGCAGATCTGACGACTCGTGCCGTTGGCGGCACCGGGATGTTCGACGCCCTGATGGAAGCCTTCAGCGCCCATATCCAGCGGGAGTTTGACAAGGGTCGCCTGACCGGAGCCCAGTATGCCGAGGCCTATATCCAGGGCACCACGTCTGCTCTTGGTTCAGCAGTCCAGTATCTCCTCTCCAGGGACACCGCCCGCTGGCAGGCTGTCGCTGCACAGCGTCAGGCCGATGCTGCAGCCGTGGCTCTGGTGCAGGCCCGCATCCAGGCTGAGGAGTCCAAGGCTCGCCTCGCCATTGCCCAGTTCCAGGCCAAGACGGCCGGTGCCGAATACTCGCTGACGAAGCTCCGTCTGGCGACCGAGGATGCCAACTGGAACCTCGCCAAGAGGCAGGTCGAGAAGGCTGCCTACGAGGTCACCTATCTCCTGCCTGCCCAGCTGATCGACCTCCAGCGTGGCACTGACGTGAAGACCGCACAGCGCGACCAGATCCTCTACCAGCTGGCCAATATCGACCCGGCCCAGAAGCAGAAGCTGGACGGCGAGGTTGCCATCCTTGGCTACCAGCTCTCGGACTTCTACCCGGCACAGGTGGCAGGGTTCACGGCTGACACGGCAGGCAAGGAATACAACAACCAGTTCCTGCTGCCAGAGCAGCTCGAGAACCTGAAGGAGCAGACCGAAGGTCACCGCTCGAAGACCATGAACACCCGCCGCGGTGGTGGCAATGTGCTGGGCTCGGTCGGTAAGCAGATGGATCTCTATGACGAGCAGATCGCGTCCTACAAGCGGGATGCCGAGACCAAGGTTCTGCAGGTGATGATGAACGCCTGGACCACTAGCAAGACGATGAACGAGGGTGTGGCAACACCGGGCGGTATGCAAAACGACGAGATCACCACGGTGGTGAACCGCATCCGCACCCGCCTTCAGTTGAACTGATGGGCCTGTTCAGCAGCAAGACGAAAACCTATGTCAGCTCCGCGGTCTGGAATATGGCCGGGGAGCCTGACAATCGTCCAAGTCTGCTGCCCTCTCTCGTCCTGTCGGCAACCCTCTCTAACAGCAGCAAGGGACTGGGGGATCACCTCCAGTCCTTTCTCCGTAGCTCCACGGCGATGCGGAACCAGATGTTCTTCCGCTGGGCTCGGGACTTCTACGATCTCGGGATGCCGACTGGCTCAGTCGGGGCTTCTGTCTCTGTCCGCGGTAAAGGCCTT